AAAGCAAAACCAGCTTGTGCTACAGGAGCAGCAACAGGAAGGACTGAATACCAGAAACCATGAACGTATCCGGTATGTCCAGCAGGAACTTTCCACCAACAATTACGAATACTATGATCACCAGCTTCAATGAGGCCCATATTATTACCAGCAGCATCATTAGAGAAAGTCAATGTGCCAGCAGAAGCCAATCCTGATCCAGCAGCCGTAATATAAGCTTCGTTAACAAAGGTCCATGTAGTATCTCCTTGCTCTACTATAGTCGTACCATTCAAAGTCATGCTTGCTTCTTTAATATTAAAAGAAGTATCCAATCCTTTAACAGTTACAGTTTGAGCACCAGTTCCAGCAGGAGAACCATCATCATCAGTTGAACCACCTACTACTTCAATACCATCACCAGCAGTACCAAGTTGAGTAATACTAGCATCTAAGTTGGAAATTAGTTCGTATGATGTACCAACAGTATCATTATTAGCAAATACTGTATGTAATGAAACATTAGTAACAGCATTAGCAGCGATAGGAAGATAACTTCCAACATCAGCAATATCCGACATAGTTATTCTCCTTTCGCTTAAGAGGTTTTAAGTTCAACACAACACTCAGGACGAATGAAACTATGACCCATAGCGTACTTAGCCACAATCCACCAGCCTTGAAGCCTAATGTCGTATTCAGTTTCAACTGCTAGATTCAACAACTTAACGGTAGCTACTGCTGACTTGTGCATAACTAATGCCTTAGTCGTAGAGAAGTTACCTTCATGAGTTGTGACTCCAGTAGAATCACTGACAGTAGTAATAGGAAGATTGTTAGTTTTCACAAGATGAATACCAGCGATCTTCATAACTTCACCTTCTGCATATACTCCTCTTCCACCCCAATCACGGTTGATCAGGTCAGTCGTTTCTGCCATTAAGTAATACTGGGCAGGGCGTACATACATATATCTATCATTTTCAGGAACATTCTTCTCATCTAATTCTTCAGCAGCATCAAACAAGCCACCACCCAAAGTAGATCCAGAAGTTCCATAAGAGGAGTTAGTAAGTACAGCTCCACCGTTACCACTCGTAACGAGCGTAGAGGATCTGGCTCCTAACACACCTTCTTGAAGTACATTCTTATCCCATTGAGTACCAAGTATAATACCAGCCTCTTTAGCATAAATAGAACGTACATCATAATGATTCATAGCTTCGTCAAGGTTGTTGACAAAGTGATCTGCAAGTAACAGACCGTCAATAGGAATGACCTTCTCATTCTTATTGATTGCCGTACCATCAAGTTCAACAGCCGTAGTAGCAGTACTACCTGAGCTGTTAACATAGGCGTATTCAACTGAAGCAGTTTTCCACACAAGTGGGAACTGAGCTGAAATACCTGAACTGATAGAACGGATAACGTGCTTGTCCATCGTAACACTAGCTTGCTCAAAAGCGGTCAATACTTCACCAGCATAGACCTTAAGAAACATAGCACTGGAATCACCAGCACTATTTTTTTGACCAGAGCGAGACATTACTTGAACAGGGGCAGTAGTCGCAGTTGTACCCATAGCAAGTCTCCTTTAATTTAGTTAATAAAAAGTATCTATAACAAAAATTGCTATACTTCTTCATCAACTTTCAACTAAAGATTATCCACCTCAGCAGGTCTTTGTCTACTTGTTTAATTACTCTATAGCTCGTTGTGCTTTATTACTCTTAAGTTTGACCTAAAGAAAAGACTTCAGATCTCTCAAGTTTATCCCTGACATCTTGGCGATAAGCCATGTCAGTTTCATATCTAGGATCTTTCATAGCTTCAGTTACCTGAGCATTACTACGAAAGACATCGGAGCTATCACTCATCCTCAGAGAAGTGTCTCCGCTTACAGTTTGTCCTTCATATCCTGAAGAATTCTGATAGTCAGCTTGGAGTCCTCTGGCAGTCAGCATTGCCAGTTGAACATCACCACTGTTAACAGCATTATCATAAGCCTGAATTTGTTCAGGAGTATAATTAGCTTGTGCCCATTCTACCATGTTCTGATAGTCATCAGAGCCACCTACAGAATCCTTTACCTGATTACCTATCTGTTGACCCAAAGCTTTTACTCCTTCAATGTAAGTATCAGCATATTGTTTACTGATTCCAGCGTCTTCTAAAAGTTTATAACTAGCATCCTTTAAACCACCAGTTTCCATGTACTCTTTCTGTAATGCTTCCATATCAAAAGGAGCATCTTGAGTAGCTTGAGGAATACTCAGTTCTTCTTGTGCTTGGTCAGGATCAGGAGGAGAATGAAAGTTTCTTTCCAGTTCATCATAACTTCTTCGCCATTCTTCATCTGACTTAAATTTTTCTGGCCTAAATGTTTCGTCTACTACTTCAGGCTCTTCTAAAGGAACTACACCTTGATCAATAGTATTCTCTGCAAGGGTAGCTTTTGATGCCATCTCCCTGTTGTATTCATCCATACTTGGGGGAGCTTCACTTTCAACTGTTATCTGGTTTGCCATATCGCTCTCCGTATGATTCTTTGATAGTTCCACTAGGAAGTTTAATCTTAGTGTAGGTAGATGGAAGTCCATTCTTCGTAGCTATACCAGCTCGTTGTTCCATAAACTCCATCGTTCTATCTACATTCTTGAACTGAGTCTTGGATGTAACACTAGTCTCTGGTGCTTTCTTCTTTTTCTTATTGGGTTTTGTTGCCATCAGCTTGTCGCTCCCTTACCATTTCGCCCACCTGATTAACAGCATTAGGTGTCGCTGCCAATCCTGCCTGAGCCATCATCTGTTGTTGTTGTTGAGCTTGCTGTTCCTGTTGAACTTGTTCTTCAGGTTTAATCAAGCCCTTCATGTCTATTCCAAAACCAACACCTAATCTCTTAAGAGCATCACTGGCATTAGTATAAGTTAACACGGCTTCTGGACCAAGTATTTGAGCAGCAGTTTGTAGAAAGGTAGCCAGTTTATTAGCATCGTTACCTCTCCCTAGTGCCTCAAATCCTGTTATGATGACAGGCTCTACCGCACCTTCCGGTAGTTTGGGAAGTTTGTTCTCTCGTTCCAAGACAGAAATCATACGTTTAATGAGGGGTAACTGTAGCTCATGGGAAAGTAAACTATAGATCCCACCAAGAGAAGTCTCCAGTTCATTAGCTAAGAACCGAATCTCTTCTGCTGTAACTCGTTCAGCATCACGCTGGACACTCTGATTCAGCATGAAAGCAGCAGCAAGTCTTCTTTCAGTTTGATTAATAGTTTCCTGAGCTACCCTGAAATCATTAAACTTTTCCATCTGGAGTACTGATACATCTTCGGCACTCCCTTGTCGTACTGCTAGGTTAGGAGCTTGAGAGATAGTCTTTAGTTTGGTTGTACCATTAGGTCTTACAAGAAATATAGCTCTAGCTGCAGCAGCCGAACCTTCCAAGATTGCCTTGGATAAACCCTCAAGTGCTCTCAAGTCTCCTAAGTATTCTTCTACGAATCCTCTACCATAATCTTCACCATCAATTGAAGAGAACCTTAAGGCTAACCAAGGGTTCTTATCTAAAGGATAAGTAGAATTAGTATTAGGAATCTTCTTATCGTTAACTTCTTGGTGAACGTGTATCTTATTATCTTTTCTTCTTACTACTGTGTATAAATTAAGTTGTTTCTCTTGACTGTCTGAACTAGTACCAGTTTCATTAGGAGGAGAACTTCCAAAGACATCCTTGTAAAGCTCACGGCTCATCTTCTCTAGGACTATGACCTCAAGCATCTCTCCTTGAGGATCTCGCCTAACACAATACTGATCTAAATGAAATACTCTTACCTTGTTATTTTTATCAGCATGAAGAAGACAGTTACCAGTAATTATAAGGTGACGTAAGCACTCACTTAAAGGGACACGCATGGCCTTAGCTTCTACTTCATCCATGACCGCACGTTCCATAGCATTGAGTCCTTCTTCTATGGGAGCACGTTGAGCTTGCAGTTCCTGTAGAGTAAAGTCATCTATCTGGAACTTGAAAAAAGGGGAGTTAGGGGGGAAGAGGGTTAAAAGGAGTTTTGCTGCTAGGTTGTTCACCCCCCTAGCTCCGATACCTTGATAAGGAGTGGGAAGATCCTGGTCAAGGTTGTAGTTTCTTGGAAGAATAAAAGGAATTGTTACCTCAGCTCCATCCCATGCACGGTTTAAAAACCACTGTCGCTTCTCACATAAACTTGAATATTTTTTGTTAACTGAAGTATACATATATTATGCTATTTGTAGTCCTGTTCCTGCCATGTCCATACCTAAGCCGTAATCTTCTGATGCTTCTGCTTGTCT